TCCGCTTGATACAACTTTATCAGGGTGGTTAGCACCATTAACAAGTACTTTAACCGTTTCACCTTCTAAATGATCTAATCCAGATAACGACGAAACACCTGTGCCTGAGTAAGATAAACCACAATCTACAAAAAATGCATCTGCTGGTACCATACCTTTTGCTTGATCAAATGCTTCCTCTAAAAACTCAACATATTGCCTAGTACTACCATTGATAGTACGTTCAACAACCATATATAGCTGTTCCTGTAATTCATCAAATGACGGTATAGCTGCAATAGATTTAACCTTAACATTAGTACCACCAATGACATGTCTATGCCAAGCAACAACATCTTGTTCTCTTTCGTAAGTTAGACACCTTAGTTCACCTGTTTCTAATAATGCCCAAACTAAACTATCAGGAGATCTAGTATAGGCTAGCTCTATTAAATTACCTGTTGTAACGTGTTCAGCTATTAGTGTAAGATCAGGTGTGGTAAAACCGTCTGCTTCTAAGTTATAAGCTAGTTCTCTTAATTTAGTTCTTGTTCTATCAATATATAATGTAGCTTTACCAGCACCGATAGGTTTCTTTTGTGCTACACCATCAGATGTTTCTCTGTTTACCGTCACGTTGGTTGGTGTAAGTGCTAAGTTATCAGACCCAGACGACATTATAAATGGACCATCAGAAGTACCTAGTTGTAATGCTTTACCTGAATACATCCAACGTATAGCATTCACTTGGTCTGTGGCTAATGTAAGATCTAGACCTGAATCATCTAATACTTCAGCATCTCTATTTGTAGGACTAAATGTTTCAAAGTTACCAGACTCTGACGCCCACACCGTATTAGGTTGCTTAGTATTGTTTGCAAAGAATAATCTATCTTGATAGAATGTAGCAGTTCTAGGCCAACCTGTGGTATCAGACCAAATGCCTAGTCTCCAATTATCACTAGCACTAGTATTGCCAAAATTAAAATCAGTATACGTAGTGGCTGCCACTTGAGTCGTTGACGTGACTGAATCAATTTTCGCTGATCCCCACTTACCATTGCTAAGTATTCTAATACAACGCCCCACATCAGTTGATAAAAACCCTTGACCATCGTTTATACCTGAAACACTGCTTGCTGTAATAGTTAACGAGCCAGATGTAGCACTGGGTGTAAACGTTGTTGATGTTGTATTTATTGGTCCCCATGGTCCGTCAATTGCGTTAAGCGTTGTGAAAGACCATTGCGTATGTCCTGTACGCGAGAGTTTACGTGTTTGGTAATCCGGGTGACAAATGTAAAGAATGTCAGCGCTCTGCGTAAAATCCAAATTTGCAAGATCGTTTTGATCGTAAGGACTAGCGACTTCATAGACTGCAGTACCTGCACTATTTTGGATTTGACCTTCGTTACGATAGAATCTAACATAATTATCTCCAAATTCTATTATGTAGGCTTGAACCGTACTAAATACAAATGGTACCAACCTAACTTTTTTACTCGAATCTTTTACCTCCGCAATAAATCTCGTACCACTCCTCTTTGTTACACCGCCATGTGGGAACACCAAGAAGTTTTGGCATGTCTGTAAACTGGCAGTATACTTAGTCAAATCAACACGACCTAGTAGTCTCGGGCTAATTTCACCACCAGTAAAATTTGTCTGGATGGGCGTAACTTTAGCCATGGTGCTACCTCGGTGGTGTCGTTATATTTGGCCTAGATATACCTTGTCTTGAGTCTAACCAGTAGTCAGCATCAAGCACATCTTGTTGTTGTTCCTGAGCATCTACAAACTTAGCTTCTCTTAATTTAAGTTCATACATTTGCCACATTTGTTCCATGGCAGAAGTACTTTGTAATAGAGGTTGTGCTAGATCCGCAGCTAATCTCGCGGTCAATGTATCAACAAGAAGAGTATCGTACTTAGTAACATCAGTTACTAAAGCCGTATATTTAATATTAAATGTGTCTTCATTAGTTAATATGAAACCCATTTCTATTTGAAAAGTTACTTGAGTAGGATTTTCAACAGATAAAAGCCTCAGATAATCTGCAGGCAACACAAACTTATTTGAGAATTCATACGCTGGCGTTGAAACATCTTTAGGTAGAGATGCTCTGTTTGTTAAACAATTCCAGGGATGCCCTCTAAATACAGCTGCTCGTGTGTCATTAAATAATACTCTAGCAGTTGATGCTTGTTTAGTATTGTCAGATAACGATGTTATCGACTCAATACCTAATAAAGCTAAACTCCTATTTATTATCTCAATATCACTTGCTGCCATATTCTATCCTTTGTATCATAAAATGGGGGAGAAATACATCTCCCCCATAATTTATACGTTTAGTCTACAACATAAGCAATGTACCCAACTAAGTCACTGCCCGCTGCTAGAGCTACATCTTGAGAAGTAGCACGGATAACAACACCGTCTTTACTCTCAAAAACATAGGTACCACCGGTTGCAGTTGTATCTTCGCCAAAATCGAAGTACCCTGCAGTGTCTACGTTAAGTCCATCTACTAGACCATCAGGATCTGCTGCGGTTGTCGTACCATCGACAGCCTCATACGCATCCCAACCAAGATCTAATGTCGCTGAACCAGTTGTCCAGTTAACATACGCTTTAGACATACTAAGAAGAAGACGTACTCTTCCTCCAGGTATTTTACCTAGTGCTACTGAAGAGGTTGCGTCACCTGCACCTGACTGGTCGTGAGTAAAATACATAATTCTTACTCTACCTGCCATTTCTGTAGGTTGAACAAACTCAGGCGGAGTAGCAGTTTGGTTTGTATACTCAGTAGATTTTTGAGTTGTTACAGCCATTTTCTATCTCCTATTCCGCGCACTTGATTTCAATTACTTTCTCTTCGTTCATTCTTACTGAACCGAAAGAAGCTGAGCAATAAACCTGAGTACTATTTCTCTTGTCACGTCTAGGACCAATATCCACATTGATGTCTTGTCCTACTGCAAGCAGCATACCTGACTTAGTGAAACATGGTACTCTACGATAAGAGTTAGCGTCAGTGTTTACGAGTTCGGTGCGAACAAACTCGAAGCCCATGAAAGTGTTAACATCGCCTTGAACAAGTGCTTTAACAGAGTTGAAGTCAGCGCTTGTTACTTCAGTTGTTTGCAATAGATCAGTGATCTGTTTTGCAGTAACAATGATGTAACGAGGATCTGCCGGATCAGTCTCTGATGCATCAAGCATTTGTTTAGCTTTTCTGAGTTTCCCGATAGTTAAACCAGAGTTAGCAGCTGCTCCACTCTCTACATAGTTAACAGCGATTTGCTGTGATGCAGGGAATGTTACCGTGCTTGATCCAGTTTTTCCAGTAGACACAGAGTTGAAAGCTGCTTCAAGAATGATTTCATCCATTTTTCTGCCAAGTGCAAAAGATGCGTTTTGGCTATATGGAGAAGTCGGATCTATTAACAACCTAATTCTGTCGGGTCTATCAATCAACTCCGCCCAGTCAAAGTCACGCAATGAGACTCTACGTCTGTCATGCGGTACGTTAACTAGAGGTGTATCTTGATGTCGTCCTGTCACTTCCTGTGCAGAGGTCGCGCCAATTCTGTCATAAAAATCGAACTCAGCATTCTGAGTTTCAACTCTCACATACGGACGTAGGCGAGAACCTTTTTGCTGCAGGAGGTGCTCAACATTAGCTCTGTACTGCTGTACAAAAGCTGTTGTGATTTGAGTTGACATATTTGCCTCCTTATCAACATTAAGATTAACATTAAACGCTTTGGCTGCCCTTTCGGACCTCTGCTACCCTTTATAGTCTGGGTGATGACTCGGACGGTTTCCCGCTACCCAATACTTGTATTCTACCGTAAAAACGCCGTTTTGTAAACTACATTCCTAGCTTAGTACCAGATGGTTTATTACCCAACGACTTACGTACGATATTCATAGATTGTGCTTCAGAATAGCCAACAAACTCTTGGCTTCTAATAAAATCAATAGGGTTCTGCAATGACTGCGCTCGACCTGTACCTGATTTTGCCGGCTTAAGCGGTGTTGCCGTTTGTTTGTTTTTAGCTTGTTTTTCAACTTGAGCTTTAGCACTTTCTAAATATTCTGAAGGAATAGATAGCCTATCAGCTATCTGTCTTTGATAGCTTGCGTTTGTTTGACTAGAACGTGACGTACGACCTATAGTAGTCTTACGAAACTCATCGTCAAAATATCCAACTTTAATCTTCTTGGCCATTTACTTTCCCTTTGGTTTTGGCTTAGGCTTAGGTTTTTTAGGTGGTCTACCTAGCTTAGTGCCGTATGTTCCTTTTCCCTTTGGCATAGTTACCCTTTCTTTGTTTGTGATCGTTTTAAATCAGCGGCAGTCGGAGCCCCTTTGGACCCCGGCTTTCGCATTTTTTCACCACTACCGGCTGCTATACGCTTTCGTTTAGCATGTATATTAGCCCATAATCCCATTTTAGTTTTAGCCATTTATATCCTCCGGATAAGCATAAGCAAAGAGATCTCTCATCTTTTCTATTGCTTGTTGATGGCCATCTACCTCTGAATCATTATACTGCTTCATAAAGTTAGGATCACGTTGTAATCTAGCGATCTCTTGACGCGCAGCATCAGGAGTCAATGTAAACTGAGATGATTCACCAGTTGGTTCAATACCTGATTCCATCATTGATTGACCAATCTTAGCAAACATCCTAATCATCATTGGATGATCACCCATACCAGAGTCATCTAGCCATTGTTGAAATGGTTCACCACCAAATTCAGCTGCAGCACGTTGAGCAAGATCAACTCGCTCGTCGTAAGCCTTGCCAAACTCTTGGCGTATTTCTTTATCCCACCCTTCACGCTGCATAGCCGTATTAGTAGTATTT